CGCTTCCGCGCATTCTCTCAGCATGTGGGCAAAGGTTCTCTAGGAGTGACATGCCACGCAAGAAGGCGGAAGCTCCCGGCGGCGACTACGAAGCACGTCTGCTCGCTCTGCGTGACCTGTTGACAACGTCGCTCGACGACTGTCCGTCGTACTCGCGGGCGCCGTTGGCCCGTCAGCTGGTGGATGTGCTCGCCCGTCTCAAGGATTTGCACCCGCCGGAGGTGTCCGACCGTGTCGATGACCTCGCCGTGGCCCGTGCCGCGCGGAGAGCGAAGGCCGCGGCTCGACGTGCGGCCGCGGGGGACGCCGGGGCATCGGGAGACGGTCAAGCTCTGTAGCGACACCGGGCTGCACCTGGACGACTGGCAGGAGTATCTCCTGGCGGCATGGCTCACGGAACGTGACGACAGCTACGCCGCCCTCGAATGTGCGGGGATTGTGGGCCGTCAGAACGGTAAGGGCGCCGTTTTGGAGGCGGTCGGGCTCGACAGCCTGTTCGTGTCGAAGCTGCCGTTGACCATCTGGACCGCGCACCTGTTCAAGACGGCGCATGAGGCGTTCATGCGGCTGGTCGAGCTGATCCAGCGTGACCCGGTGCTCGACGCGAAGGTCGACAACTACTACCGGTCAGGTGCCCGTTTGGCGGTGGTGTTGAAGTCTGGGCCCCGTATCGAGTTCGTGGCTCGCTCGTTGGGCGCCGGCCGTGGTCTGTCGGCACCGAGAGTGATTCTCGACGAGGCGATGTACCTGACGTTCGTCACGATGGGTGCGCTGTTCCCGACGATGGCGGCGCAGCGTGATCCGCAGCTCATCTACACAGCCTCGGCGGGGTTCGACCATTCGGCGGTGCTGCACCGGTTGAGGCGTCGCGCGCTGGCTGGTGGCGATGAACGGCTCGCGTATCTCGAGTGGAGCGTCGATCCGGACCGGTTCGACATGGATAGTCCCGCGGATTGGGCGCGGGCGAACCCGGCGTTGGGCATCCGTATCTCCGAGGACTACATCCGCGCCGAGCGGAACGCGCTCAGTGACGAAGAGTTCCGCCGAGAGCGGTTGGGGATCTTCGACCCCGAGCCGTCCGAGGTCGGCGACCTGGCCATTTCGCAGGAGGCGTGGGCGCGTTCGTTCGATGGCCTGTCGCGCGTGCCTGGTGGGGTGACGTTTGCGCTCGATATCGGCCCTGAGGACGACGGTTTGGCAAGTCTCGCCTTCGCTGGTCTACGCGCGGACGGGCTGTTGCATGTCGAGGTGATCGAGCGGGCGAAGCCGGGGGAGTGGATTGTCGAGCAGGCGGTGCGCTGCACGGTCGATGGTTCGTCGCTGGTGCTCGACCCGTCCGGCTCGGCGTCGGCATTTCTGCCCGATCTGGTGGCGGCAGGGGTTCCGGTGGTGACATTGAAGCGTCAGGACGTCGCCGCGGCGTGCGTTCGCTTCTCGGTGATGGTCGGAAACGGGCAGGTCAGACACCTCGGCTCTGGCGATCTGAACGCGGCGGTAGCGACGGCGGTGCGTTCGCCTCGTTCGGACGCGTTCGTGTGGAAGCGACGGGTGGCTAGCTCGCCCGATTTGTCCCCGTTGTACGCGGTGACGTTGGCTGCCTGGCCGCAGCAGGGTGAGAAGCCGAAGTCGATTCTCTCTTTCTGACGTGAGGCGGGGGGCTCGTGGCATTTCGCATCTTCGGCATCGAGATCCCTGGCCGCACACGTAAGGTAGAACCCAGCGAGCAGCGGGCGTACTGGTCGCTGCCCGGCGGTTGGGGTTACAGCTATCCGATGGGCGGCGCGACGGAGGGGCTGTCGCAGGCGTTGTTGAACAGTGCGTCGTATGCGTGCATCGACGTACTCGTCGACCATGCCAGCGCGGCGCCGTTGGACGCGGTCCGCTATCTGAAGGGCGGCGGTCGGCAGCAGATCGAACCGTTACCGCCGCTGTTGCGGAACCCGTCGGGGATCGTCACACCGGACATCTGGCGTGCGCAGCTCATTTTCGCTCTTGTCACGGATGGGAACGCGTTCGGTCAGATCCTTCGCTATGACCGTAACGGCAAGCCGACTCAGGTCGAGTGGGTGCCGTGTGCGAGCGTGTCGAAGCGTGAGGTGGTCGGCGGGTTCAAGCAGGTGACGATCGATAACCGGGTGCATCGTTGCTACCCGTTCGGCGACATCGTCCACGTTCCCGGGCGTCTGATTCCCGATTACACGCCGTTCGCTCTGTCGCCGCTCGAGCATGCGAACAACACGATCGGGACGTCGTTGTCGGCGCAGCATTACACGTCGTCGTGGTTCTCGGGTGGTGGTCATCCGTCGATGGAGATCGTCGTTGAAGGGCTCGCATCGCAACAGCAGGCGATGGAGATCAAGTCGGGGTATCTGTCGCTGGTCCGCACCGGCGAACCGTGGGTGCATGGCGACGGGGTGACTTCGAAGGCGGTGCAGGACAAGCCTGACGACACGGCGACCGGGGCGATGGAGGTCATGTGGCAGGCGGCGGTGATGGTCTGCCAGATCTGGCATGTGCCGCCAGCCTGGATTTACGTGGCGATGGCAAATCAGGGGTCGATCAACTATCAGAACGTCGCGCAGGCCGACATCGCCGGTCTGAAGGATTCGGTTGACGTCTACTTCAGGCGCACCGAAGGCGCCCTGTCACCGTGTCTGCCCGAGCCTTACATCGTCCGCGTGAACCGCGACGCGGTGCTCCGATTGGACGCGCCGACTCGGGTCGACGTTCAGGCGAAACGGCTCGAGAACAAGCTCATGAGTGTGAACGAGGGCCGTGCGCAGGAGGACGAGTCGCCGTGGCCCGACCCGATCTACGACGAACCCGGACTACCGGCCGCGCCGGCACCGGTCGTCGTCGAACCAGAACCACCCACCGATGGAGGTGGCAGCGATGCCGCTGACTAGTGCAATGTTCCTTCCGTCCATCGAGTCGGACGACAACGACAGCGCCCCTGTCAACGTCGCACCGCTCACCGGACCGAACCGCTCGCCGGAACCCGAGGTCGGGTCACCACGAGTCGTCGAGGAATCCTCTCCGACTTCTGGATCACGTCATGCGTGAGTCACGTTCGTTCTACGTCCCGCTCGAGCTCCGCGCCGACGGCGATGGGCGCACCGTAGGCGGACTTGTCGTCCCCTACGACTCGCCCGCTGAGATCCGCGAAAGGTCCGGCTCCTACATGGAGTCGTTCCGTCCCGGATCGTTTGCGAAATCTCTCGCCGAACGCGGCACGAAGATCAAGCTATGGGCCGAACACGCTCACGATCGGTTCCCGATCGGCCGTTCCCGCAACCTTCTCGAGACACGTTCCGGCGTGCAGGGCGAGTTCTACATTTCTCGTACTGCCGCGGGTGACGACGCTCTCGAGCTCATCCGTGATGGCACCGTCGACTCGTTCTCTGTTGGGTTCGAGCCGATCATCGACGAATGGTCGCGTGACCGTTCGTCTGTCGCGCGGGTCGAAGCCCGGCTGTGGGAAGTGTCGCTGACAGGAATCCCCGTCTACCAGGACGCGCTCGTCTCATCGCTGCGTTCAGACGGCGACCCAGAAGAGTCGGAAGACGAAGAAGTGTCGGCCGAACCTGAAGGCGACGAGCCCGACGAAGAGGCCGATGACAGCCGAGCGCGGCGCCAAGAGTGGTTCACCCGAACTACCGCTGGATTCGCCGCGCATCTCTCACGACTCGAAAGGTCAGAGCAATGACAATGAATCCGCTCGAGTATGTGCTGACGCGCATGCAAGAGATCAAACCTCGCTTCGAGGAGCTCGCCAACAAGGACACGCTCGACGACGTCGAACGTGCCGAGTGGGACACCATTAAGACCGAGTTCGGCGATCTCGACACCCGCCGTATCGACCTCCAAGAACGTCAGGACCGTGCCATCGCTGCCGGCTCCATCAATTACGAGGTGATGAAGCGCGAGGTCGACCCGTTCGGTGTCGAGCTCCGCAACGTCGCACAGCCTCAGATGCTCGGTCACGGCCGTCGCGCCGTCGAGCAGATGCGAGCTAAGTTCGTCAACGACACCGCAGCCGACGAGATGTACCGCGTCATCGAACGCGGTGGCAGCGTCGGTGAGACCGCCGCACGGCTCGCCGTCACGACCGGTTCCGACGAGTATCGGGCTGCGTGGATGGCGTACATGACCGGCTCGAAGACCTACGACGTCCGCCTGTTGCAACGGGCGAACGACGAGTACCGCGCCATGACCGCAGGCACCGGCGCGACCGGTGGGTTCATGGTCCCGCTGTACATGGACCCGTCGTTCTCGATCACCGGCGCCGGCGCCTACAACCCGATCAGGGCCGTCGCCAACGTCAAGCAGATCACGACGCTCGTTTACAACGGCTCGACCGTTGCGCAGGGTGTCGCCGAGCTGCTCGGTGAGAACGCAGCCTTCGCCGACAAGGCGCCGGCCGTCGCGCAGGTCACGTTCCCGACGTACAAGATCGGCGCCTACATCCCGGCGTCGTTCGAGGCGTTCGAGGACATCGACCGGCTCGCCGCCGACGTGGGCGAGTGGTTCGCTGACGCGAAGAACATCTACGAGGCGACACAGTTCGCCACCGGCACTGGTTCGGCCCCTCACGGCGTCGTCACCGATGTCACTGCCGTCACCGCTTCGCGCGTCTCGCCGGCAACTGGTGGCGTGTTCGTCGTCGGCGATCTGTACAAGGTGCACGCGGCGCTCAGTGCCCGTTACCGGTACGGCCCTCCCGGCGGTCGCGCGTGGATGGGTTCAGTCAACATCATCGACGCGATCCGTCAGTTCGCCACGGCGAACAACTACCACGCCTACCTCACCGACTTGGCAGGGGGGCAGCCGCCGCGACTCCTGGGCGACCAGCTGCTCGAGGCGTCCACGATGGCGACCACTATCACGACCGGTCAGAACATCCTCCTGTACGGGGACTTCGCCAAGTTCCTGATCGTCGACCGTGTCGGCATGTCCACGGAATTCATCGAGAACGTCTTCGATCAGACTACGGGCCGTCCTTCGGGGACAAGAGCCTGGTTGATGCACTGGCGCGTTGGGAGTGGCGTGGCGGATGCGGCGGCATTCCGTGTGCTTCTCCTCTGATTGATCAGTTCATAAGGCGAGCCCTGGGAGAGACTCTCTCCCAGGGCTCTTGTTGAAAAGGAGCACCCAGCATGAAGAAGCCGAAGGAGCCGTTCGCTTACGGCAACAAGGACGGGTCGATCACGGTCGTGGACGCCGACAAGGTGTACGCCGACTCTGACCCTCAGGTGAAGGCGCATCCTGATCTGTTCGAGGAAGTCGTACCCGACAAGCCGTGAAGGTTGTCGTCGGCTTCTTGCATAGGGCCGACGCGCTCAGTCCGCAGTTCAGTCGTTCGTTGACGATGCTGCTGGTGCGTGACGCGCGGACGAAGCAGCGGGTGATCGGCCAGCTCGATCAGGAGTCGTCCGCGAACATCTCGGCCGGCCGCTGCCAGATCGTGTCGAACTTCCTCGTCCATCCCGACAAGCCTCACTGGTTGTGGATGGTGGATAGCGACATGTCGTTCGGTGTCGACATCTTGGACCGGCTGCTGCTCGCTGCCGATCCGAGGTCGAGGCCGATCGTCGGCGGGTTGTGTTTCGGTGTGCGACCTCGCAAGGTGAACGGCGTCGAGCGGTTCAACGAAGTGGGTGCCACCGTGCTCGAGGCGTTCCCGACGATCTATAAGCCGTCGGAGGGTGGCATGGTCCCGTGGTTCGACTATCCACGGGACACTGTCGTCCACGCGTTCTCGACGGGGGCGGCGTGTCTGTTGATGCACCGCGACATGCTCGGCGATAAGCGGTGGAGGGCTGACGGTCATCCGTTGCCGTGGTTCCGTGAGTCGACGATGGGGGATCGTGTCGTGTCCGAGGATCAGTTCTTCTGCATCAAGGCGGGAGGATTGGGGTTCCCGGTGCATGTGGATACGGGGGCGCGGACGGGGCATGTGAAGCCGGTCGTGATCGACGAGGACTGGTTCGACTGGCACCGGCCATGAAGCTGAATCTCGGCTGTGGCGTCGACATCCGCGACGGTTACATCAACGTCGATCGCATGCCGCTTCCTGGTGTCGACGTGGTGGCGGAGCTCGACGACCGCGACAAGGTCACCTTGCCGTTCGACGACGACAGCGTCGACGAGTTCCTCGCCATCGACCTCGTCGAACACATCGCCTACCCGTTGCCGCTGTTCCAGGAGTTGTGGCGGTGCGCCAAGCCGGGCGCGAAGTTCGAGACGGCGATGCCGTACGGCACCAGTGATGATGCGTGGGAAGACCCGACGCATGTGCGGCCGTGGTATCTGGGGTCGTGGCGCTATCTAGCAAATCCGATCTACTACCGCGCGGACTACGCCTACACCGGAGACTGGGCCGTACGCGAGATCGTCCTAGACGTTCCCGTCGACGGGACGCCCGACGAGCTGATGATGCAGCTGATGATGTTGCGAAACGTGGCGCAACGCCAGTACGTGACGCTCGAGGCGGTGAAGCCCGCCCGCCCCCGCGACCCGAGTCTGCTCGAGCCGCCGACGGTGCTGTTCCGAAAGGTGACCACGTGATCACTCTCGGCTACTGCACACTCGAAGAGTTCCGCGAACACCTCTCCGAAGACGCGTCGCAGAACGATCACGACTCGCTCTATGAGCAGAAGATCGAAGCGGCGTCGCGCGGGGTCGACAACTTCTGCGGGTTGCCGCCGGGCCGTTTCCTCCTGGACTCGGCGGCAACCGCGCGGACGTATCTCGCGGGTGGCAGTTGGATGATGCAGGTCGACCCGATCGGTGACGTGGCGACAGCCATCGTGAAGACGGGCACCGGGAACGGCAGCTACGGGACGACGTTGACGGTGACGACGAACTACATCTTCGAGCCGTTGAACGCGATCGCTGACGGGGAACCGGTGACCCGTATCCGTCTGTCCGACGGGCAGCAGTGGCCGATCTCGTTGTATGGCACACCGCAAGTGCAGGTGACCGCGCGGTGGGGTTGGCCTGCGTTGCCGGCACCCGTCAAGCAGGCGACGCTGCTCGTTGCCGCGGACTTGTGGAAGCGCAAGGACGCCCCGTTCGGTGTCGTGCAGTCGGTGGAGTTCGGTCCTATCCGCCTGTCAGCAGACGCGTTCAAGGCGGTGTCGTCGCTGTTGCAGCGATATCGGACGGGTGCGGCTGTCGGACCGATGGCCTGATGGACCTGACCGCGATACGTGCGGCTATAGCCACGAACCTTCGCACCATCGCCGGCGTGCGCGTCTACCCCGAATGGCCCGACAACCCTGTCCTACCGGCGGCGCTCATCACCGCTGACGACCCGTACCTCGAGCCGCACCAGACGTTCGCCACCAGCCATCTCGTCTTCGTGCATTTCGTCATCACGGTGGCGGTGTCACCGTCGGCCGGTGTCGACCGCGCGCAGATAGCACTCGACGATCTCGTCGCCGATCAGATCATGGACGCGCTGTACGGGACGGACCGGACGTTGGGCGGACTGGTAGACGACATGAAGGTCGAGTCGGTGTCGGGGTTGCGTCAGGTTCCGATTGCCGGTGTCACGTATGTCGCTCACGAAGTGCCCGTGCAAGTCCTCGCACGTCACAGCTAGAACGACCCCCCAACTAAAAGTTGAGGGGTCGCTAGTCCGGGTGCCAAACCGGCATGTGTCCCATCCGGGTCGGGCCCGACCGAAGTCGGTTAACGCCGAGCATACCTAAGGGAGTCGACGTTGGCTGTCCAAGCCTTCACCAACGCGTCCGTTCTTATCGGCGACCTTGACGCGTCACCGTTCACGAACAAGGTCACGTCCACAGTCACCGTCGAGATGTTGGATGCGACTGTGTGCGGAACCGGTGGGTTCCGCTCGTTCGCCCCTGGCATGCGCAATGGCGAGATGGCCGCCGAGGGGTTCGCCGACTATGCGGTAGGCGGAACCTTCGAGAAGATCAGCACCGGCGACGGTGGCATCTCCACGCTCATGTCTGTCGCACCTATCGCACCCGACACGGTGCTGACCGCTGGCGACCCGGTGGCGTTCATGCGTGGACCTATCGACGCGATCACGGTCGGCCCTGATGGTGAGGTCGGGCAGCTCGCCCGGTATGTGACGCACATCGCGAACGACTCCGTGTTCGCTATGGGCAAGGTTCTCCATCCGTTGGCGACGCGGACGACGACGGCGTCGGGCACGGTGGTCACGCTCACTGGCCCGACGATCAGCCAAACATTGTGGGCGGGGCTGCACGTCACGTCGGGCTCAGGCGGCACGCTGACCGTACGCGTGCAGACCGACGACAGCGGCGGCTTCGGCACGCCGACCACCCGCATTACGTTCACGGCGACGACCGGCCCGGTGGGCGCAGGTGAAATGAAGTTCCTCGTTCCCGTAGGTATCTCATCCGAGACGCATATGCGGGCGGATTGGACGATCACGGCCGGAACGTTCACGTTCGCTGTGAACGCCGGCGTCATTCCCAACGTCTAACTAGCTCGTAAGTCCAACTGAAGCCGCCCACTCGGGGCGGCTTCTTCGCGTTCACGAAGGAGTC